TTCTACTCCTTGCAAGGCGAGTCTTCTTAACACGTGCTTGTATTAAATGACTCGTTGAACTTACTGCAATTAAAATAAAGGAAATCAAATGAAGAACAGAATAGAACAGAAATGGTTAGAAGTTTTAAAACAATTTGCAGATGGTTATTGGGATAATGAAATAGAACAAGCACACGATTTATTTGACACTCCTTATCCACCAAAAGATGACAAAGACTACATTAAGAAAACAACATTTTTAGACAATGCAAAAAGAAGTAAGTTGCAGATGTTAAAATATTTGGCACAAAGTAAAAGTGGTGCGTTACATCCAACTGGTGAAAACTCAACAGAAGAAAAAGCAGAAGCTGACAAGTTAATTACGTTGGCACAAAAAAGAATATCACAAGTTTAATAGAGGGAGTTAATGACAATTCCATTCCGTCTATTTTTAGACACTCAAAATATAATCTCACAACAAACAACCCCACCCTTTCACGTTGAAGTTTGCGATTGGTTAGAAAGAACCAATGATGACAATAGACGTATATTACAGATGTTTAGACACGGCGGTAAGAGTTACATCATCGGTGCTTATGTTTGTTGGAACTTATTGAAAAATCCTAACTGGACTTGTTTATTGATTTCAGCAAAACGTAATTTGGCATTGCGTAACAGTTTGTTTATTCGTTCAATGATAGAAGCACACCCATTGTTACAACATCTAAAAAGTGACTTATACACGTGGAAGTCAGAAACGTTCACAGTTGACAGAGATATAATGCAATTGAACCCTTCTGTTACTGTATCGAGTTTAGGTGCTAGTTTTACTGGTTATCACTCCGATATGGTTATTGCTGACGATATAGAAACGTCTGATAACTGTATAACAGAAAACCAACGAGAAAAAATTAAAGAACGTGTTAGTGAGTTTGGAAAGTTATCCAATAAAATCTTGTGTGTTGGAACTCCGCACACAGAGGATACAATTTATAATCATTTAGAAGATGTTGGATATGAAGCAAAAAAGATTCCAGTAATAAGAACACGTGAAAAACAAATGCCAGATTCAACTACGACAACAGAAGATTATTTGGCTTGGACTTCACACCCACAAGGTATGTTCACACACAAATGGTTAGAACAACAACGTTTAGAAACAACGGAAGGTGATTTCAATTCACAATATATGTTGATACCACAATCAACTTATCAACCATTAGTTCAATTAGAAAAAATTAATTATTACAAAAATGATTTTGAGTGGAACTACGTTTCACAACCATTTGGTGACTACATTGCAGACTGCAAGTTAGGTGATAAAAAGATTACACGTGTATGTGCGGCTTGGGACGCAGCAACTGGTTTGAAAGGCAGAGATAATTCTGTGCTTGCCGTCTGTGCAAAAGATGACAACAACAATGTTTTTGTACACGACATAAAAGTTTTATCAGCAGTTGATGAAGACAGAAGTTTTGATTTACAATGCAAAGAAGTTATTGCCACTTGTGCAAAGCATAAGATTGGACACGTTTATGTTGAAGAAAACTTTAGTGCTACACTCGCAAGTGAGTTAAGACGTGCTGCACGTGAACTTAAAATAGCAATAAATGTAATTCCAAAATTTAGAAGTCAAAATAAATTGATGTTCATTGCACAAACATTAGAGCCAGTGATAAAAATTGGAAGAATGTACGTACACGAAAGAGTAAAAAACGAAACACCTTTTTTAGATGAACTACAAGCATTTCCACGTAAGAACCAAATGGACGATTGCATTGACGCAACATCTGAAGCCATTAGTCATTTACCAGAATTGCAATTAGATATATCGAAGCTCGCAAAGATTCACAACCCTCTTGTCCAAAACTTACGCAACTTTTCTATCAGCAAAGGATACAGTTGATAACGAATGGTTTTTGGCTAAATAATTTTAGTTTGTAACAAGATTATTTATAAGATTTTTTTTGTATATGCGTACGCACGTGCGAAAGAGAATTTGAAAAAGGAGAAAATTATTATGTGTGCACCAAGTCGTCCCAGTGCCCCACCAGCACCAGCACCAACACCAAAAAGTGAACCAGTAACTGATAAAAAAGTTAGACGTGTTGGAAAAACATTGAGAGGTGGTTCACCTTCACAAAGAGGTAGAGGTGTTTTGATTAGAAGTAAAAATCCGTTAGGTGTAAATGCTAGCAATGCACGTTCGTTAGGAACAAGACAAAGTTTATTAGTACCAATGACTGAAATAGATTTTACAGTTGGGGGATATTAATATGTGTATGCCATCACCAAAAATGCCCGATATGAGTGGACAAATGAAAGCACAAGAAGATGCTATCAAAGCACAACAAGCCGCCGCATTAGATGAAAGAAATGCAGAAATGAAAAAAGCTGCAGCTGAAGCACGAAGACAACAAAGAAAAAGACGTGGCAGAGCAAGTTTAATTACAAGAACTGGCGGTAGTGGAAATTTAGGTATTTTAGACAATACAGTTTCAAGTTCTTACAGTGGATTAAAACCATTAGGTAGTGGCACAAGCATTACATAAAAATGACAACAGACATTATCAGACAAACTTTTAAGTTGGCTAAAGCCGCACGTGAGAAACACGAAGACGAGATATCAGAAGCATACAAGTACACACGTCCAAACAGAGATATTTGGCGACACAGAGAGAGCACAACAGATAGAACAAAAATTTATGATTCAACAGCACCAGACAGTGTTCAAAATCTTGTATCTACAATTTTAAACTTATTGATTCCACAAAACCAACAATGGGCGACGTTGAGTGTTAGAGAAGATGTAAAAGAAGAAGTTGCCAGTGACATTAAAAGACTTTTAGACAAAGCAAACAGAACAGTTTTTAAAACAATAAGAGATAGTAATTTTTACATAAGTGCCAGTGAAGCATTAACTGATGCTATTATAAGTGGTTGTGGTGCAATAGGATTGTACGAAACAGAAACTGAAATAGAATTCATTGGTATACCAACATATCAACTTTATTTTTTAGATGACTACAAGGGTGAATTGGATACAGTTTTCAGACAACACCAATGCACAGCACAATACCTATTTGAAAATTTTAAAAATTTACCAGACGAAATAAAAGAACAAGCAATCAAATCACCAAACCAACAGATAGATGTAACAGAAAGCTGTATGCGATTGACTGGTGACAAAGATTACACTTACACAGTTATGGTAGGTAAAAGTTTAAACGTCATACACAAAAAGAAAATGGCGACACAGATGTTCGTTGTTTTCAGATTTGGTAGAACCATCGGTGAAGTTTGGGGTGAGAGTCCAGTTAGAATGGCACTGCCTTACATTAGAACAATCAATGAATGTCAGATGCTTATGTTACAAGCTGCGTCGTATGCGAGTTTAGGTGCGTGGCAAGTGAACAGTGAAACGGCTGTCAACTTCGCAAACGTTAAATTGAAGGCTGGCGATGTTGTTACAGTAGATCAACCTTTAACTCCTATCCCATTTGCTGGTAACTTCCAAATAACAGATGCAACGATACAAGATCACCGACAACAAATAAGAAGAATGATGTTTAACGATGTCATACTTCCACCAGACAATTCACCATCAATGACTGCAACTGAAATACAGATTAGACAGAGTGAATTTTACAGACGACTTGGTACATACGGATTGAGATTAGAACAAGAATTCCTACGTCCAATCATTTCAAATGTTGTCAAACGTTTGCAGATTAAAGGTAGTGTTCCACAATTTGTGACAGACAAGAATGCATTTGAAATAGTGGTTAATTCAGCTGTTAAACGTGGCATTGCGTTGAGTGAGATAACACGTGATATGCAAGTGTTACAAGTGATTACACAGCTGGGTGCGGAAGCAAGTATGAGTGTTGATTTGACGAAACTGGCACGTAAGATTCTACGTGATGGCGATATGTCACCAGAAGTGCTGCGTAGTGATGCAGAGATTGAAGAAATGAAAGAACAGATGCAACAGCAACAGCAGTTACAACAAGTTGCACAACAGTTCTTACAATCACAAAATCCAAATGCAGAACCGCAACAGTAATTTAGTTTACCAATTTGACTTTTCGGAGTCGAGTTACCAACGTTAAATACTTTATAATTAGAAACAACGAAACGAAAAACAAATGAACACAAAAGAACTACAAGAGCATTACAAACGTGTCTTCGATTCTGCTAGTGGCAAACAAGTATTGGCTGATTTGGAAAGGATATCCAACACGACTAGACTTTCAGCTGATTCACCCAACCCCCACTCCGCAATCTACATCGTAGCACAACAACACTTGTTAAAAAGAATTCGTAATATGATGCTGTTACGGAACGCAACCATCGAAAAGGATAACATCAAATGAGCACTGAAAACTTAACAGAAACGAAAGCAGTAGAACCAACAACAGAAACACAACCAACCACTGAAACGGAACAAGCAAACACCAACTTGCTCAACACCACACCAAATTCAACAACAGAAACAGTCGCAACGGAAGAAGTAAATAAAACCGATGAAACTGAACGTCCCACTTGGTTACCAGAAAAATTCAAGTCTGCCGAAGATTTGGCGAAAAGCTATACGGAACTTGAAAAGACGTTGGCAGAGAAATCCGCCAAAGTTCCTACCGAATATGATTTTTCATACACACAAGATTTTGGACTGGCAGATGTCGATGAAGACTTACGAAAAGAAGTCACACAAGCATTCCAACACGCAAAACTTACAGACACACAAGCAAAAGAAGTGATGGCACTGTACGCAGATCAAGTCAACAAACTGACTGAACAATTCCAAAACGCACCACGCACCAATCTACAAGACGAACAAAGTGTGTTACAGAAAAGTTGGGGTGATGACTACGCACAGAACATACAAGCAGTTAAGAACTATGCTGAAACACTGCCACGTAGAATGTTGGAACATCCATTGGTTGACACGGCAGAGGGTATTGAATTCCTACAAAAATTAATGGCGAACAACGTACAGAACCCCATCGTCAATGCCACAGCAACACGTCCAAGCATCGTCAATTTGAGAGAACAGATAAACACGATGAGGGAAGACAAGAAAATGAAACTGCCAGCTGGTGATGTTGTTGGCGAAGCACACAGAACGAAACTTTACAGCTTGTACGAAGAACTTGAACGTTCGCAACAGAATTAGACTCTCTCGCAGTCTAATGTGTGTGCAGACTCCTTCTATTAAAAAGATATCTGACATAGTCTGCACGCATTAAATAATT